GCTAACATGATGATTGACTGATTGCCGTTGCCTAAATCGCCTGTAGTAATATATCCAGATTTATTAGCTCCAGTAAAAGTAACAATTTTGGTATCTTTTACGCCAGCAAGAACAAACTTACCACCAGCCCATAGACGGCTATCAAAAGAAGTTTCTATGCTATCCATTGTTCCAAATGTATCTAAACCTTCTAGGGTTACGCCAGCCTGCGCTGCACTACCTAAGTAGCTAGAAGTAGTATCGGCTGTAGACCATTTTTTAGTTTGAAAGTTATAGATCATTAATCGTTTTTGGGCAAAGATGTCTGTATATTGCCAGATAACTAATTTACGGATTACATCAATAGTGGCACTCATCTCATTTAACTTAGACTGATCTACAAGGTTAAAGAAATAACGATCTACTTTTTCTGCTCCAATAGGAGTAACTGTTTGTCCATCGCATACATAGAATCCATCGTCTGATAGGAAGAATGTAAGGTTTCCAAACTGGGCTATAGAATTAGATTCATAACAACCAATGTTTTTAGCAATGGTGTCAAATTGGAAGAACAATGGCGCACCTACATAAGTCATCCTAGATATAGCTCGTTCTAACAAAACTAGGCCATACTCACCACCAGTAATGCCACGAATATCGCCACCATCAGGGATAACCTGGTCATCTGACTGACTAGTTGCACTAGCAGTCCAATCTGCCTCATCGTTAATATCAGACCAATATACTTTGTTTTCTGATCCAGCCACATTAGCTGCTACCACAAAATCTCGTACTGTAGTTACAAATTTAGCAGTAGGAGCGGCAGCAGCTAAATCTGCAAATAATGATGAGCTACCTAAATTCCATACTTGTAGTTTTGCTACTCCATTAGCAGCAATGAGGGATGGCCCAAACTGGGTAAACATCCATCTATTTGTGCCAGTATAGTTTCCAGTCTTAGATACATTATCTAATGCTAATGTAGAAGAATTATATTTATAAAGTTTAGTAAAACTGCCAGTAAATAAGGTAGATGTTCCACCATATTTAGTAACAAATACATTATTAAGATTTGTATCTGCTGCCCCAGATAATTCTACTATTTCTGGGAATGGGCCATAACCTACTGCCTGGGGAATAACATTATATGCATCCTGTATAGATCCAGTTATTCCAGCTTGGTCTGGTAACCATTCACCAAATTCTACTATTGAGGTAGCCATGTATTACTTCCTGTTGTTTTATCTGTCCAAGAATTGCTTGTAACGCTTGCATCTGTCCATGTGTTAGAGCCTGTAGAAGAATTGCTCCATTCCTCTCCAATCCTATATCCAATAGCAATTATAGATGCGATGCCTGTTATTGATGAGTTTCCAGAGAATACTGCGTTGCCGTTTGCATCTACTGTACCAATGCAAACTATTGATCCATTGCCAGCAACAACAATACCACCTAATCCTGTAATCGTTCCAACACCAATTACAGATCCTTCTCCGCCTAATATTCTGATAGCTACGGCATCTACTGTGCCTATTCCATTAATAGAAACTATGCCATTTTTTACTATAATGCCTAATGCAGATGTAGTTCCAATCCCATTAATAGATGAAATTCCAGACAATACAGCAATAGGACTTCCATTTACTGTACCTATTCCATTGATAGATCCAGCACCCTCTGTAGGAACAACATCGCCTTCTGCATATCCATATTCCCAATATCCAGAAACAACATATTGATCTGCGTATGCCATTATTTTTCTTTCAACACAGCGATACGCTCTATAGAATCACTCATTAATGTTTACCTTCAGCAAATACATTTACAAATACTGTACCATCTTCTAATGCTTCTATTTCGTGCCATTCACCCGCAGGTAGGTTTAGTGGCTGGCTGTTTTTATCTATGGTGTAGCTACGCCCTTCAAGACTGACTAAGCAAGAACCAGCATTGCAAATAGTTGCATGAGCATAAACATGACTATGACTAGGTAAACCCTGTCCTTTATCTGCATGATACACATTTAACTGTGTTCCAGCATAGGTAAAGCTATGCTTGGGGTTAGCTTGTATTGTCATAATTTCCAGTTAAAATTTATAACACTTTTATATTCTGATTGTTTGGCTGGCTTTCCAGCATGATAAATATTAGAATCAAAATAAATAAAAGTTCCTTTTTTTGCTTGAATTTCTTGAATTATTTTTGGTTTATCTGATTTATCAAAAAATACAGTAGAACCATCACAATCATTTACATAATAAATTCCAGTAATACCTTTTTCAAATTGGTCTATATGAGGAACATTGTATTGATTTTCTGTAAGAGAATTATCTTTTAATTGAAAATTTAATTTTGCTCTTTTTAAAATCATATTTGCACCAATGCCACATTTAGCCATAAAAAAATAAGTAATTGGCAAAAATTGAATCCAATGATCTGAAATTATATTTTCATTTTGAATAAAATTATGAGTAAATTGTGAAGTATCTTTTGTATTACTATCAATTAAATATGCAAGTTTAGATTCTTCATTTTCTAATAAATGATTTTTTCCTAAATAAATTGTGTTTGGGTTGTAATATAAAGGCAAATTTTGTTCAACAATTAAATTTTCTAAAAAATCTTGATATTTAACATTTAAAAAATTTTCAACTATATTTATCATGCAGTTGTTGTTCCAGTTGTGCTTGGTTGTGATATTGGGCTAGGTTGTGGTTGATTAGTTGTTAAAACTGTACCATTCCAAGTAAAACCAATTTCACCAGCACCTAAAACTTCTACCAAAACATAATTAGTTTTATCTGTGCTTAATTCCCATACCATTGCTGGCGTAGTTTCTTGAATTAACATTAAAGTATTTGATGGTGGTGTCCATGTATTTGTATCACCATCCCAAACGCAAATATTATCTACAACATTTGTAGATTCATTAACCATTAAATAGTTTTGAATTGTCATTTTATTTTCCTTATTACCATTCAAACATTACTACACCAGCAAAACCAGCGTTGCCCACAGTACCATCTCCAATTCCACCACCGCCACCACCACCATATGCACCGCCAGTATAAAAGCCACCGCCACCTAATGTAGAACTACCGCCATTACTATAAACACCCGAAGCACCACGAATATTTATTGATCCACTTGAGCCAATTCCACCATTTGTGCCACCACTACCACCACTACCGCCGCCACCAGTAATTGTTGTAATTGCTTGATTTCCTGAAGCAACTGTTGAATTTCCAGCATTTCCACCATTACCAGTATTAGCACCCGCACCAGCACCGCCAATAGTTACTGATAAAGTATTACTAGCAGTCAAACCAGTTAAATAAGAAATAGCTGTTCCACCACCGCCACCACCTTGTCCATTAAAGTTTCCACCAGCCTGTCCACCACCGCCACCACCAATAACAGTTACTTTTAATGCAGTAACTCCAGTAGGAATAGTAAATGTTCCATTAGATGTAAAGGCTTGACCCCCTATTCCAGTTGCACCACCACTAGAAGAAGCAGCAATAGTAATAGAACCAGCACCATTAGTAATCGTAATACCACTACCTTGAGTTAATGTTGTTCTAGTAAAGCCTGTGCCATTACCAATATCTAAAGCACCATTTGCTGGAGTTGATGTTAATCCTGTACCACCAGAGGCTACTGCTAATGTTGCAGATAATCCTGCCGCAGTACCAGTAGTGTTCTGATTTAGTGTAGGGAAAGTACAGTTAGTTAATGTTCCGCTAGATGGAGTACCTAAAGCTGGAGTTACTAATGTTGGACTAGTTGCACGAACTACTGAGCCTGTGCCAGTTTGAGCAGCAAATCCATCAATATCAAAATCCCAAGATGCCGCAGTAGTTCCTGTTATTGCAACGCAAACAATACTAGCAGTAGTTCCAGCAGTTACAGTTCCAATTGTATTAAGACCTGATGATTGGATTGTTAAAGTTCCAGTACTATTATTAGTTATTTCAAAAGACCAACCTAAAGCCAAAGTGCTTGTAACAGGCATTACAACTGTTTGGGTTGTAGAACCAGTAAATTCTTGTTGATAACTACTTGAATTTGTAAGAGTGGTTGTGCCAGCCGCAGTTGCTGTTGTTGTCCATCCCATTAATGTTGCATTAGCTTGTGGTGCAGAAGAAGATCCTGTACCACCATCCGCAATAGCTAAATCAGTAATGCCAGTAATTGCTCCACCATTTATAGTTGCAGATGTAATAGTTAGCGCAGCAACAGTATTTCCAGATTGAATTTTATCTGTATTTAGATTGCTAAAGTTAGCATCTACTTCTACATGAGATAAAGGTGATCCCTTACCACTTCTGGTAACTATCGTAGACATAATTTACCTTAAGCTAAAGTAACTGTTACGCTAGATGTAGCAAACTTAAATACATCTCCACTTGCAATTGTCTTAGATGTAGTTAGTGCGCCATGATACAAAAGATTTCCACTTGTTAAGGCATCAAAGATACCAAAGTGAGTAATTGTTCCCCATGATCCTGTAGCCTGGTCAAACTCACAAGCAGCAGCAGAGTTAGTTGTTACTCCGTTAGAAGGAGCAGCAAAAGTAATAGCCTTACGAGCATAAGATCCACCGCTTACCTCTGTTCCTGATCCTGCATCTGTTGGATCAGAAGTAAAAAGGCCAGCATATACTGTAGCAGGCGATGTGTATGATGTGTTTCTTAGAGTAGCGTTAATTAATGCGTTCTCTAAATAGTTTGAGATTGCAGACATGATTTTCCTATCGTGATGTTAATTGCATTGTTAATGGTACTCCAGCGTACTCTGAACTTTCGTCTGATCCGTTAATATCAGAAGTAGCTCTATCGTATAAGGTAGCCCAAGTTTGCACTCTGGCATCGTTCATAAGATAAGGCTCTGCCTCTGCTAAAGATGCGTAAAGCAAGGCATCTGGAAAGTTTGCTAAATACGCATTAGATGAAACGCTTGTAGATAATGGTGTTGGTTTGTAGTAATAAAGCATCTCTAAAACATAGGC